CGTTTGAATTCCATGTAGTATTCGTTAAGCCAGAAGAAAGTCTGTGAAGTACAGTTGTCATCAGCAACAAGAGGCCGTGCGCGGTAGCTAATAGCGTTAAAGCCAGCGAAGCCGCTCATTTTTTCGCCTGCAGGTTTTGTTTGACCTACTGGTGTACCACCATCAACTCGATCATATCCACGAATCTGTAGTGTTTCGTAACGTGCTGATACCATTGGTTGGATAAGACCTTCAATGTATGTCCAGATAGTCTTAGTTGTAAGACCAATCGTTGGGCTTTCCATAGAAGAGCTTGCAGCTGAAACGTTATCGAATTCGCTTGATAGATAATCAAGAGTAATGATTCCGTTAGTAACAGCTGTAACGTCAGCGTTAATGAATGTGTTTGTGCTACGTGTAATACCAGCGTAGCTGCTTGAGTTAGTACCGTTGTCAACGATAAGGCCTAAACCATCGAAGTCTTTTCCGCTACCAAATCCGTAAGCGATTTGTCCAACTGCTTGTAGAGCAGATACCTTAGCTTCGTCAAGACGAGTCTTGAGCAGCATAAGAACTTGCTTTTCATTGTTGGCATTAACAGCTCGTTCAATACCAGGTACAACGACTGATTGCTCGAAAGCTGCGAGGTACCACGTCATTAGACGTGTATTGTTAGTTGCTGCTGTTGGGAATGTATCCATACCTGAGAAAGAACCACCAGTTGTGCTGTTGGCAATTTCAATAGGCTGAGCTTCGTATACACCCTTCCAAGAACCTGGCTTGGAAAGTACACGAGCTAGGAAAACATTCGAATTGTTGATTTGGTCAACAATTGAGGGCAGTATGTCCTGATAGGTGATATCTGCAACNCTATCTGTAAAAACCATTCCGGCCATGTTTTCTCCTTATTTTATTATACAAATAAAAAATGCCCACATAATGTGGGCTTTTAAAATTTGCCTGTAGGTATATTATAGTATATTTACTTTTTAACAGCAACAGTTTTTTGCTTTTCGCTTTTTAGCTTTTCTATGTCCGCTGTTAATGCGCGTATCTGACTTTCCAGATTATGTATAACATGAATTGTAGGAGCCTTACTATTTGTAAGAATTGCTGATAATTCATCATACGCTTCACGATATCTATCTTTNTGAATTGTAAGTCNAATGTTNTCAGAAATATGTTCTGCTTCNTCTCTTGTTATTAGTCCAAAATGTTCTAGTGCTGCGATCCACCAATTGTGCATATAATCTCCTACCAATCAAGGTTTTCTATTAANTTATCTAAATCTCTNCTAGTCATACCCGGACGTACTTTTGTTCTCTGAGATGGTTGTGAATCCGACCCACGAGACTTACTTGTTCGTTTAGCTATGGCTTTACGAGCGTTGTCTTCTTCTTGAAGCGCTACATCTACTGTATCTGGATTTTTATATTTGTACAAGCGGAATGCTTCTTCAAAACCTATGTGTTTGTAGGGGCGTCCAGAGTTGTACTCATCCATATACCTTTGATTTACTTCTTCTTTAAATTTTAAGACGTCATTTACTAGNTTTACGCCAGGATCTGAATCAAATTTAGGGTCATTTGGCTCTAATTTAAAGCGTGGTATATCCCCATCACGTTGTAAGTTGCCAATATCTTGTCTATCAGCGTTATCTTCGCGTATTTTAAACTCTTTAGCAGCCTTTTGACTCTCTTGATTACGAAAATCTTGTGTTAATTGCTCTGCTTTTCTATCATTTTGGATAGAATTCATCATAGAGTAGTCTGCATCCTTCTGTGATGCGTACTTAAAGCCGTCTGGAAGCTGTTCTGAGGTGTAAATTTCGACAACTTCAGCAGTTTCTTTGCCTGGAAGAATAACATTTACCTTAAAAGGTGAAATATTGTCAATTATATATTGTTGTTCAGCTGTAAGTTGTGATGGTTGCTTAATTTCTGTAGATGTTGTAGGTGCTTCTTNTTCCTCTTCGTCACCATCATCTATAGTGTAACCATCTTCTCCGTCATCTTTACTATCTTTGCTTTCTTCGCCTTCTGTAGGTTCAGTTTCTGAAGATTCTGCTTCGTCTTCCGTATTTTCAGCTTCTTCAACTGCTTCATCCTTTTNTTCTGCAATCTCTTCAGCCTCAATTTCGGCTTTATCATTTTTAATTTCCTCGTTTAACGGTTGTAGATTGTCGTCTAAGCTATCTAGCTTTGCCTGTAAATCAGGTGTAGCTGAGAAGCCGGCAACTGGTTGGTCTGATGCCATAGTTCCTCCTTATGATTTAATTGTATCACACTAGATTACTGGGATATTCAAGGGGTTCTGGGTGTTTGGTAACTGAGGAGTAGAAGGATTTGGTAGATTTATACCACGAAATACTGAGCCGCCGCCTGCCATATCAGGAGTAGTGCTTGGTGGTGGTGTATTACCGGCCATTGGTGGCATACCTGGTGCTCCCATTGGTGGTTGCATAGGTGGTTGCATTGGAGGTTGACCCATTGGTGCGCCCATAGGTGGTCCCATTGGCTGTTGTGGTGGTTGCGGTGTGTATGGTGGTAGAGGAATAACAGGGTCTAACATTTCTGGGTTGTCTTGACCAATTCTGTTAAGCACATCTTTAGTTTCATATTGTTTAAGCGCTGTATCTACGTACTTCAAAAATACGCGTTGTTTGCTTGGAGACGCTTTAAGGAACTCATCTCGCATCATTAATTTGCGTAGTGATATAACAAACTCTTTGCTTACGTTCCAAGGTTCTTTAGGTTTCTTGCCTGCAAGTATTTCGACAAAAGCTACGTATGCTTTAGAATCGTCAAGCTCATCTAAGCCATCGCGTGCAAGCATCATAGGATCTGTGCGTTGTTTAGCCCAGTTATCGTAAAGCTGTTGAGGATTTTGCATGTGTAGTAGTTTGTAAGCGTCGAGTAGCGAAATAGATTGACCCATTTTGAGTAACTGAAGTACAACTGCTTCTTGACGATGTTTATCAAATGGAAGTGTAGTACCGCTCTTAACGTTAACAGTCATTCCGTCTTCAACTAGGTCGCGGTGCATTGTAATGTAATCAAAATCGCCATCGCCGCCGTTAAATACAAAGAAGTGTCGGTCTGTATACCAAACTACCATCATCTGTACCAAATACTGGAAATAAGAATCCATGAATCGGTCTATAGCACGTACATACAGTTCCTGACGTCCTGCAGCTTGATTCTTTTTCATAATGGACTGTCCTAGTGTTTCGTCTTCTTGTCCTTGGTCGCTACCAGTGAAATCAGACGGTGTACCCATAATAGAATGGATAGTAGTACGTAAGTCTTGCTTATCAGTCATTAAGAACTGTGGAATCTCAGGAGGTGGTAATCGGAAAATAACATCTTGTGCTCGCAAGCCGGGTGGAGGTGAAATAACAATACGTTGGTTAGGATCATCGGTAAGGTCTTGCACGTCATCTTTAGTCATACCGCTCTTAGTATCGATTACCATGATACCGTTTGCTTTGTCAGCAACTTCCATAAGTTGNCGGCCGCGCTTGTTAAGAATAATTTGTACTTTGGAAGCTTGTTCCATAGCTGAAGTAATGTCAATCCAGTGTGTACCATCGTTATCAAAATTAAGTGGAATAAATGGTTTCTTAGGTAGGTCTAAAAAGTTCTTTTCTGTCCTAGAGTAAATGTAATGAGGATTGCGCGACTTCTCAAGTACCACGTTATCAAAATAGTAAACAAGTCCTTGATGTGGTTCGTAATTCTTGTCGTAGTGAGTCATCCACACTTCACGTATTACCATTATCTGTTCAAGTTGTTTCATAGTGCCACGAACAATATTACAGGCATCAAATATCTCATTTTTTTTGTCAGGCCATCGATTAATCATTTCGTTAACTGACATCTTAACCATGCGACAAATAAAGTCAGGGTCTTCGCCCATGCGTGCGTTCTTGTCGATAACTACTTCATCTGGATTAAGAGCGATTGGAATAATCTCACCGTTCTTGCCGTAGTTAGGGTCAAACTGGAAATAAATAAGTCCTAGTCGTTTGTTNAGNGCGTTACGTACAGCAACTTCAAGTAATGATTGTACTTGTATCTTGTTAGAGTGCGCCTGAAGCACCTTCTCAAGGTCTACCGCAAATTTTTTGCTTTGTGGTGAATCCTGAGCTGGTGATACTTCTGGTTGCGGTTGTGAAGCGGTCAAGTAAGCAACAATTGATTGCTCAGCTATATACATTTGGTTTTCTACGTAAGGAGTCTGGAATCGGTAAAGAGAACGTACATCATTTTGTTTTCCTAGGTAGAAACGCATCATCTCACTACGAGAATTGCGTAGGTTGTGTCCGCTTGGGTCATCCCAGTATCCGATTGAATCATCAATACGGGCATCCATGTTTTTAATGATTTG